CATTGCTCCTTGCTGAGCAGCATTAATACTTGCAACATAAGTCGTTCCAGCTGGATATGCGTCTTCAGTCAACATAAAATAACCAGTTTCTAATAATAGGTTATCAAGTTCTGTATTAGTTGGAACACACTCAATATAGAGATTTTGTTCAGATTGTTCTTTCGGTATTAATGGATACTTACTTGATACAGCAATATTTGATCCATCTTCAGATAACAATCTACCACTGCCATCTTCTAACAAGAAGAACTCAGTGTAGTAGTTCATTGAAACTTTTGTCTTAATACCAAAGACAAGTTCTTTGATAATCTGTGGTGACATCTCTAAGAGATGGACAACATTCAATGGGGTTTCTTCTATAATGACTGGAGGCAGCATCTCAGATTGTAAGATGCGCATGCTAGGTGCAGGTTTAGAAAGCTGGATCTGATTTAAGAATCTACCGCCATCTTCAAGTAGAAGGTCATTACCTTCATCTTCAACTATACCATCTCCATCTAATTTTGCAGTTTCAAGTTTTAGAGTATCAGAGTCGCTATACGATGGAACGAAGTCCTCATAGTATAGAGTCCACATCTCTTTTCTAACATCTGGATTTCTTGACTTAGCGTGAGTGTTGTCATTTTCTAATCTGAAGAATTGATCATATTCTTGTAATAAGTGCTCAGGGAAGAATACTGATTCATATTCTTCGTTGATAATTCTTTCTCCAGTTTCTAGCAGCATTAGTCTGCCATCTGGATTGGTTCTTTCTGAAATGATAATATTACCGTCTTCAAATACTAGAGGGAATCCATCTTCAGTTATAAACGTATCTCTGAAACCCCCCTCCAATCCAATAGTTGGATATGTATCGCTGTTATCAACAAGTATACGATTTGTTGTTTGCTGCCAGTTACCAGCAGCAAGCATCTTGACGCTTAATGGGTCAAGCTCTATCCTAGCAGTAAAGATAGAAGCATTGTTAACGATTCTAATTGTTGCTGCAATTAAATTGATAAGATTAACTTCACCGAATAACGCAAGACCAACTGGATGTAGAAGTTTCTTAACAGCGTCACGATACTTGTTTACTGACTGACCAATTCTGATAACGTATGAGTAATCTTGATAGTAGAAGCTGTCTTGGATTCGCTTAGATCCATCAGAAACTTTACCATCAGAGTTTAAGAACTCACCAGTTGTTAAACCAATAGCCCCGACATTTGCTCGTATTCCACCAACTGCAACATCGACAACTTTTGCTAGTGTTCCGCTAGATTTACCTCTGACAAAAGATCTATTGGTGAAAACAGCAGACTCTTCATGTGTTATAGGGTTTCCGTCCTCGGTTATCAGAGAGGAAAGCCCATCTTGTAACACTATTCCAGTTCTGTTTGATGCTGGGTTTAGTTTTAACAGTCCATTATCCGAATCGTAAGAAACTACAACACCTGAAGGGTTATTCTGACCTTCAATTAAAAACTTTTCTCCGCTTTCTAATAGAAGTTCATCAGCAGTCTTTTCTAAACATAGAGATTGAGGTAACAACTCAACTTCTTCATTATTTGTGAAAGCTCCATTTGTTCTGTTAACTTGCAAATAGACAGGAGCAGTCATTCTGGCTGTATTATAACCATACCCAAAGTTTGGTAAGACTACACTTGAGATCGCACCGATCTGATTAGATGCTGGAAGCAATCTTGCATTACTATATGTTCTGATACTGTTTGGATTCGCAGATCTATCCGCATACATTACTTGCTTTAAGAATCTATCAGCAATACTACCAGCAACTTGATATGTTTTATCTGCCCTAAATGTAAACTTAAAAGGATCAATTATACTATTGACTGTCCACGTTCCGTCAACTTCTCTATTGAATGTTCCGCTGATGGTTACTTGCTGACCAAGAATTAACTCATGGAGTAGATTAGTTTCTACTGTAATAATGTTTGAGTTTTCTGTAGTGCTGATAGAAGCAATAAAATCTGTTGAAACTACAACTTTTGGTAATCTGTTGTATGAAGATCCTGAATTTAAAATTCTTACTTTTCTAATTGGACCAAAGCCATCGTTTTGAATAGCAATTAAACTAGAATCATAGTTTCCGTATTCATCTACTTTATAAAATCTGTTTCTCTCTAGAGAAATCTCATTACTATTTTCATCTAATAATTTGCTAGAGGCACGACCAACATGTTTTAAGAATGTCGTTCCACTAGGTTGTGTGCCATAAATGTGAATAGGAGCAGTAGATCCTGTTGTTCCTGAAACAGTAACTTCATACTCATGCTGTTTGTAAATAAATCTCTCACCAGCATCGTAAAGATAGTTTGGTTTAAATCTTTCAGCAGACTCTAATATAAATGAACCGAAATAAACTTCGGAAACTTCAGCTACTGCACCTTCAACTTGTGATGACAAACCAAAGCCAGCATCACTGTTATCAAATAAAACTGGTTGTCCCTCATAATGGTTATCGCCACCATCTGCAATTATAATATTATCAATTCCACCAACCTTTACAGTATTAATCTCTGCACGAGCATCAACACCATCGCCTTCAGCGATGTTTATCAAGTCACCAGTAATATTATATCTACCACCAAGCGTAATATCTAAGTCATTAATAAACGAAATGAGATTTACTGAGATTTCAGTTCCGTCAGTATTACTTACACCTTTAATTGGTTGATTTGGTTCAAATACACCAATGATGCTATTTGCATTAAGTGTAATTTCAGTAATTGATTGAATGCCAACATTATACTTAACAACAGCTTCAACTCGAGCCTCTGCTGGACTATCAAAAACACTTGTTGGTGGCTGAGTGATTGTTTGTCCAATGAGCTCAAATGAATTGCCTGTTACGTCAACGCCACGAAGAATATAACTTTGACTCCATTTACCGTCAGAGACTCTAAGCATATCTTGCTTAGGATAGTAAATCTGCTGTGGCTCCTCATTAAACATTAAGCGGAACAATAGATCATAAGATCTTGGTGTTCCTTTCGCTAGGTAGATTTCCTTTGCGTGTTTAATGACAATTCTCTTGTCAATAACCATCGCCTTCGGCAAAGTTGCAATAAATTGATCAGCGAAATACTCTACGAACTCATCAAGAGTAGAATCAATATCACCAAGATTTTCTAGCTGTCTTGTTTTATAGTTCTGATCTAACCACTCATAATATGCTTCTAAGAATTTAATAAACTGCGGGTGATCTTCTCTTACAAATTCTGGGACATTTCTATCTACAACGGCAGATGTCTTTAACTTAACTTTTGCCATGATTATCTGTTAGGAGTAAATACGTAGTTAGAGCCACTTACAAATTCGCCAGAGGCAACTTTGTCCGCAACAGCATTAATTAAAATTTGATCTTCTGAAATATTGATTAACTGATCACGAACTGAAACAACATCATAAGAAGAAGGTTCAACGGTAAATGTTACTACGTTGTTTGGAGCAGAAGCAATATTAATACTGTTAATTACGATCTTACCTGTTTGATAATCAACAGTACCAGCATTATTGTTTGTATAAACCTTTGTTCCTTCTTGAGAAAGATAGAATAATCTAATGTTTCCTTGAGTATCATCGTCCAAGAAGAACTGATTTGCGTTACCGCTTATAGTAAACGCTGAAGAAGTTATGTTACTTCCAGCTGTGTTACCTGGCTCATTATAAATTGGATTGTATAGATTAATTGTGTATGAAGATTCGAATCCGAAGTTTGGTGTAATGTCTCTAGTAATCTTCAACTTAACAACGCTACTAACAATAGAATCATCAGTTGTGTCAATTAGTCTTTGTAATTGCGACATTCTAAACACAGTATCAAACTTAACTAAAGTAGTATTATACTCTGAAATGGTGTTCTTAACGAAATTCTTCAATGTCTCTTCTGGAAATCCTGACTTGACTGGGTTATAATAAAAAGAAACATCTAGAATTAAGTTTAAGTATGTTGGGTCGACAATTGTTGGAATAATAGAAACAACATTTCTATTTCTTAGAATTTCATCAACAATAAATGTTTTAGCAGCAGTCGATAGAACAAGACCAGTCTTTGGTTTAATACAGATAAAAACTTTTCCAAAAACAGGTGGATCATTTTCCTCACCGCCCCAAACAGACATTGTGTCAATGTTAGGGTATAATCTAGGCAAAATTACTTTATAGTCTTCAGCTGTTACTGTTCTGTTTTGAGCAGCAAAAAATTTTGGAGCATTAAATCTAATACTATCGTTGGATTCGGCTTCAGATCCACCGCCAGCAATAGATGTTGTTTGAACTGTTGTTATACCATTACCCAAACTTGACCCAGTATAAGTAAAAATTCTTGCGCCGTTGGACGCTTCACCATCGCTCACGAAATATTCTAAAATTACAATATTTCCTGGAACTACTGCAGCAGAAACAACACCATCGCCAAAAGTAATCTCATATTGTCCGTTTTCAATTTCTCTTAAATAATAAACTGCAGAATCTCTTGTGTTATTCACAAGAGATTCATTTTGGTTAAAAACAACAGAAGTGGCGTCAGATGCGCTTTGCTGCACTCTAACAGATAGTGTTGAAATATCTGCATTTTCATTTGGTATAATATATCTTCTATTTCCGTCTACGATATATTTAAATACTTGTGGGCGACCTTGTGTTATTTCAACATTAGTAAATATGTATGTGTTATTCGATCCTCTAAGCGCAACATGCGAAGATCTATTATAGAAAGTAAGATCAGAACCAAGACCTATGTTAACATTATTGGAAGCTGCAACAAAAGACTGAAACGAAGGTAAAGTTAACGAAGATGGGTTTCCAACAACATTTGAAACAGTAACATTAACCATGGCTCTGGCTGATGTTCTACCTTTAGGGACATATCCCAAAACATTAGAAAGAGAGGCAAGACTAGATCTTTTTGCAGCAGAATCTAAAAACATCTCATTAATTGCTAAGTTAGTATACAAAGCATTATAGTGAGTGTTATAGGCAAGAACATCCAAAAGGATATTCATACCGCTACCTTCAAAATCGTAGTCTGTAAACTCGTCTTGAGCTTTTAGAAAGTTTTTTAAGTTATCCTTGATCGTATCGAAGTCTAACTCGCTGACTTTTATTCTTCTGTTATCAACAGCCATGGTTATCTCGTTCTATCTAGTGTTAATTCTAGGATTGTTGTAGTAATAGAGTTCAGAACCTTGAACTCAATAAGAATATCAACATTATTATTGTCTGGATCGTATTTAACATCTATTGTTATAATCTGAACACGTGGTTCAAAGTTTACAATCGTGTCTTCAATAGCACGTCTAATTATCTCTCTGTTCAAAGGTCCAGGAAGTTCAAACAATAACTGTCTTATTGGTGTTCCAATCTCACTATGAAACGGTCTCTCATAGTAAGAAGTTAGAAGCAGATTCTTTAGGGCTGTCTTCACAGCATTCTCATTAAATCTCTTTGCGATATCTTTAGAGATCGGATGAGGAGTGAAGTTTAAGTCTAAATCTGCGAATGTACGTGTAGTTGCCATATCTTTATTTAGGTGTTATGCAATAAAAGTATTAGAAGAACCCTTAGCAACACAGTCTCCGCATGCAATTCTATCACCAATTCTAGCTGCTGGGGCACCCTCAATTCTGGTTTTACTCGACCCAGAAGTAACCTTACCCATACCGTGAACCTTTTTACCACAGTTATGGATTGGTCCATAACCAGTTCTGCCAGTTAACTGGACAGCTCTTCCATTAACAAAAGTTTTAGTAGACCAAGGTCCAATGTCTGGTCTTGGCGGAAAACAACCATGCCCTGTTGATCTACCACCCTGAATTGCTACTGCTGCCATGGTTTCTCCTTAATTCGCTACATTAGGATTAGTTTCAGTGACTCTCTCAATAGGAGCTGCTGGAACTGCATAAGTTCTTGTATTTGGTGGTGTTCCAGATGTCTGCTCACCTCTGTTTAGATTATCTCTAATTTGAAGTAACCTTCTTCTGTTTGCTTCCCAGTTATTTAAAACTGTATGTTGGCGATAAAATGTAAAGATTCCGTCTAAACCAGTTAACCCCTGATTTACTGATGGTGGAACCTCAACCTTTACTGTAAATCCGTTCTCAAGCCAAACTCTTCTATCTGGTATATAATTGTACGGAGCGTAATACTTATCTCCAATCTTATCAATATCAGCATCCTCTAAAAGACTTTCATCAAGCATTCTAATATCATATTGCCTCTGATCAAAAACTTTTGTGTAAGTTCCTTTGATTGTAACTTTAGCCTGTATAGGTTTATTGTCAATCATTATACTGATATTCCCAACGTCGGATAAGTCTGAAGCTGCGCTTAATATTGTAGTTTTAATATCTGGCTGATCAATCTCTTGACTTAATCCTGCTGAAGTAGCCATAAACTCTATGTCAATTTGCCAATTTACATCTAGAATTTCATAGACTGATGGAAATCTACTTGTTGCAGCTACAGTCCCACCGAAGAATAAACCAGCACCTGCATATTCTGGATTATCCTGCGGATAATTTGTATAAGTTATAATCGAACGAATTCCCATAATTACGAAGCAAATCCTAATGCTTTACGAGCAGCTAAGTGTTCTGGTGAACCTTTCGCTGGTGGGTTTTCTGGAATATAAAGGAAAGTTCCAATTGGAGAAATTCTTCCATGATAGTTCATAGTAAAGTGTTGCTTTCTGTTTCCAGTATATTTAAATGAAACATGAATCCAAACAGTAGTCTTACCGTCATACTCAAGAAGCAATTGATCGTAAGGAATTACCTTAGAAATAGCAACGCACGCTTCATACATCTGTTTTCTGTTAAATCCATTAATTACAAAGTCTGCTGCTTGTCCAGATGTGTGTTGTGATTTTTCATTTTTATAATCAGGAGGCAAATCTCCTGGTCTTCTGAAACCGCTTGTAATGTTAATTCCTGGATACAACTTACGGATTGGCTCTAGGCAGTTCTCAGCTAGACCTTTAAGATTACAAGCGATTTCTTGAATAGAAAGACCTTGTTGTGGCTGTAGTGGTCTTGTTCCATCTTTCGTTAAAACACCAAGCGTAAAGTTTGGAGAAAGTTTCATAGTAGCTGGGAAAGAACTCATTCCAAAAATAGCATCGCAATTAGCGCCTTTTGGTTGAACTTTATTTGGTTCAACTTTTTCTTCAGCTAGTGCTCCAGGATCTTTTTGTTGTTGTGTTGGATCGATAGCACCCTTATCAATCTCTTTCTGAATAAACGCTTCTCTTACTGCTGGATCATCATCTTCAGTTTCATAATAGATAGCAGCTCTACTTTGCCTTGTGTTAACTTGTAAAGAAGATAACTCTGGTGCTTCCTGTGGGTCTTTATCGATAGACTCACCAACAGAAGCACCAGATGCGCCAGATGCGCCTTGACCGAAATTACCACGAGAGTAATCAACGTTCATCGTGCTACCAGATTTGATATTCATACCAGATCCAGATTGGATATTCATACCAGATCCAGATTTAATGTTGAAAGCGGAGGTAGCTTCTAAATTTATATTGCTTGCTTTTACATCAAAGTTTTGAGCAACATTAAGTTTCGCATTTCCGCCAACTGAAATACTAGCATCATTGTAAACTCTAATGTTCGTTGCGCCTTTTATATCAAGATTCGTAGCACCATCAACTAAGACATTGCTATCACCATTGACAGTTATGTTTAGAGAACCACCAAGATAAACATATCCATTACGCTCATATATCTCATACCCATCACCAATTATTCTATTTACTCGAGTTCCATTGTGATCTATCTCAGTAAATGTTCCTGATTTATGATATAAGTGTATACGTTCAGCTTTAGGTGTATCATCAAACTCTAAAATATGTCCAGATTCAGTTTCTAAAACTTTGTTAAATGGATAATCTGCATTGTATGGGCACTCAGATTGATCCCAACTCTTACCACCACCTGTTTTGACATCTTTTAATCTTTGTGTTTCTTTAGTGAAGACAACAGTTTTTTCAATAAACTCATGACGTGCCAATCTATTGGTATCTGGTTCATTAACATATAGTGGGTACTTCTTATTTGGGTCTCTAAATCCGTATTCTGTTGATGCTCCTGAATCAGAAGTTCCAGTTGAAGTTTGTCCACTACTATTTTTCTCACCAACTGGTGGTGTTGGTTCAGCTTTAGCATCTCCGCTTTTTATAGCTTCTTCTTTAACGGTCTCTTCGTTTGGCGTAACAGACTTACCTTTTCCTGGTATCCCATCTCTAAGGAATAACTCAGATTCTTCTCTTCTTCTTCTGGTTAACCCTGCAACTTCTTTTAATGCACCATCTGGACCTCTGGCTTTATTATACAAAAGAAAGGAATTAGCTGCGGCTTGATAATCACCTCTATTGAGGTTTGTGACAATAGAAGATTTTGCGAAAGATGGACCCATGTTATAACATAATGAGGTACAAGCATCAATCATACTTTGTGTGACAATTGCCCTTATAGATTTAGTAACTACTGGCAAGTATTGTGTTTTAATTTGCTGTAAAAATAATTCTTCTGCTCTTTGGAAAGAAATTATTGTTCCTGGTTGAACTGGCTTACCATCAATATATGTAGTTCCATATCCAATGGTGTAAGGGGCACCACCAGATACTGGGTCTGGATATGCCTGAACCTGATTGTTTCCAATTTTCTTAGCAAACCCCTCACCATTTTTAATTAAAGTTAAACCCTTATCAGAAATTGTTGTGTATTGATTAGCTGGTTTCGCATTACCATGTGTATCTCCACTAACAACTTGATCTTTTTCTGTTGTTTTTGGTTGTTTTGGTGGAACTTCTGTTATGCCTTCTCTTATTTGGTTACCATCTTTATCATGCTTAACAGTGTTCTGTTGTTCTTCAGTGCCGTCTCCACCAGGATCTACTAAACTTAGTGTCCCCTCATCTTCTTCAATAGTTCCTTCTTTTTGCGGAATGCCACCAAGAGTTCCCATAATTATAGGAAACTGAGTATCTTCATCTTGGAAAGCAACTACAACCCATGTACCCTCAACTGGTCCAACTGGGGCATACCCAATACCAGAAATTGCAGCAGAATTAAGTGGTTGCATTGGCATAGCCCAAGGCAAATCTGCAGTAGGCAAAACTGTTTTAATTTCTGTGTGGATACCAACAACTCGAACTTTACAACGTCCGAGTTTTAACGGATCCATTCTATCTTCAACAACACCTGTGTATAATCTCATAGTTAAACATCCAAGTTAAAAATTAACGAATCTTTGATCAACTCCATATGTGTTTCATGTCTATCAGTTTTAAATACGTGACTAAGAGCAGATATTAAATAGTTTCCACTAAACATTTTATCATAAACATCTGGATTGTTTGGATCTGTGTGTGGTTCAAACGTAGGCATTTTAACACTAACAACTTGCCCTGCAGTATAATCTGTTCTTCCAGCAACAGTAATATTAAATCTAAACGCTTGCGCCATCTTAGTTAACGATAACCTACCTAATGCGTTTTTAGTGTTAGAGATATCTCCATAGCCGTTATGAATTCCATAATGCTTTGGTTCTGCTAGGATAAGAGCGCCACTATTTCTAGCTACGTTGCTAGTAAATACTGGGTACTTATTTAAGTGTGGGTGGTTTGGGAATTCTTCTACAACACTATAAGTTTTGGTTGAATATTTCTTCGTTATATAATCATGCGTAATGATTTTAGAAGAGAACATACCACTTTGAGTTCTATCAATATAATCGAATCCGAATGGCATTTCAAAATCAATAATTTTAGTATAATCTAAATCAGGGTTTCTTACAGATCTTCCAGTTTGCGGATCAATAACTCTTGTTATTGCAATCAACTGAAAGTTTTGGTGTGGTGGAGCTTGATACAGATTATTTATCGTTGTGAAATTAAACCCATATCTGTTCTCAAAAAACAAATAATTAGATCTAGAGTTATTAGAAGAAGTTTTAGTTACATAATTGATTGTTCTAATTGGGCTCCAATTACAAGCGATAAATTTATTTTTGTTAGTTGTTGGTTCAACCACAGCAAGTTTTTTCTGTGTAACAAATGCTGTGTTAAAGATTTTCTGAACAACCTCAGAGCCAGTTCCCTCAAATGCTTTACTATATCTTAAATTCATATCATAAATTGCTTCTGGGCTGACAAAATGAAGTTCATACATAACTGCTTTGTCGCCAACTTGCTCTCTATTTGACATCTTATAGAGATAGAAGGTTTCATCAATTATCTTATTTTTATCATTAAATGCTGGGGTTCTTGCGTTTACTCTAACGAATTCTTGCCCCACAAATGGAAAGAAGTTAATCAAGTCAAGGGAATCCTGAAGGATAATTTTACCTGTTACAAAAGGGGAAAATATATCTTCATATATGTGAACCTCGATTGCTAGATTTTTAATGTCTAACAATTGTCCCTTTGCTCCGATAATTTGCAAATTTACTAAATTTACATCACCAGCAAACCTTAATGTATTTTGTTCACTCATCCTTAAACTGCTCCTGGATTATTATCAATAAGATCCTCTAATTCTCGTATTAAGTTGCCAACAAATTGCGGGCGTATTATTTTAATTTTTCTTTTCTTATCGTTTAAAGCATACTCATAATCAGCATTAGAAACTCCAACTGCGTCCAAGACAACAGTATTATCAACAATTAATCCGTCTTTCTCATAATGGTGGACTGCGGTGCGTTGATTTCCATATTTTGAGTTTATATATCTTTCTAATTGATGCGCTCCAATTGGGAAGTCATCAATGTAATCATAGCGTTCGTTTGCCAACATGATCACCCAGTGTAGCTCTGGGTTTCCATAAAATTTTTGAGCGACTATCTCTGGTGTTTCGCCCTCTCTCATGTCATAAAAATCGTAAAGAGTAATATCAGAAAGAATCTTAGTTTTAATTCTTACATTTGTTGTAATATCCTTAACGGCTCTGATATGAATTTTATCTTTAATCTTATAATCATAAAAGATATCTTGAAACTTATTAAAATACATTATAGACCCCCATCTTCTGGTCTCATACCAATTTTGTCTTTGGTCGCAAGAGCAAGTTCAATGAATGTCATATCTACATTAATCTGAACTGGCATACCACTTCGTAAAGCGTTAAACTGACCCTGTGGTGTATAGTTAACATTCATTTCTTTTAACACACAAGAAGTGTGTCTATGAACATTCTTATTTTCTGCTCCACCGCTGTAGTATATAATATCAAATTCTGAAGGATAGATATATAAGAACCCATCTCCATCTTTAAACTCTGGGTGCATATGATACTTGAATGCATGAATAATATTTCTAACATTTCTTTCTTCATCTTTGTCTACTGGAAAAAATTGATAGCTCAACTGAAATGTTCTAAAATCAACACCCTTAAAGACTTGTTCCTTTTTAGGGTTAGCTGCAAGACCAGAACCAAACGCTATTGCTTTTGCTGCATTACCACCAATACCAGATGAAAGAACAAAGTTAGAAAGAACTGGCTGGAGTTGATCACCAGCTTTACCGAAATTTCCTTGAGCTGCTTGAACAAGAGCCTGTCCACCCTTAACCAACATTTGAGTTGTTGCCATGCTGTCCTCTTCGTACTGCATAGCATATCTAATATTCAACTGGTTTGGCATATAAAGCGCAATTGCAGTCTCTAGTCGTTTAACAGGTCTTGTTAAAGTTCCCTTGTCTGGAATAACTTCCGAAGCAGCAGCTGTTATAACTCCACCTTTAATAGCATTAGCAACATCACCTGTCGCAATTCCTGCTTTTGCAGCACCCTCAATACCACCAGAAAAAACAGCTTGACCGTTTGTTATGCCCTGCCCGACAAAATCCCCTCTATCGCTGGATGAACTTTTATAATCCTTAATAATCTTAGCAGATCCGCTTGTTGCAATCTTAGAATCAGACATTACATTAATAAAGAACATAACGAAATTACCGCCATATCTAGCATTACTTGTTAGATCCTGTGGGTACTGATGTGATGAGATCTCGTATCGAGTATCTCTACCACCGCTCTCTTTTGTTGACTGTGTAGCTTTCGTAGCCATTATTCTTCCCTAAATAGAAAGGTGTT